AGTGTCTCCTGACTGTCACCCATCTTGGTACGGTATGCCCGAACGTACTTTTGTTGCACGATTCAAGTATGGTAGCAAACCTTGGAAGTCGTGGGTTAACTTCCTAGTTAAGAACTTCACCATTGAAGAGTATAAAGCACTGAGTGAACAAACCAGTCCGATGCAAGCAATGGAAGTCAAAGGTTTCAAAGAACGTAAGAAGAGGGTTGCATAATGCAGTATTTAAAAGAAGTCACTGACTGGGGTTCATATACTTATGTCCCCAACCATACATACATTGTCAATGACGCAGGTCAATTGATGGGTATGATTCCGCAAGGTAAGACCGAAGCTGTTATGTACAAGAAACCAATGAAACAGTTCTCGAAGTCACGTAGAAAATTTATTAAAATAGAGGTTAAATAATATGAGTAATAAAGGAATGTATGAAGTGAGAGTCGCACTAACTGGTGCTGAGTGTCTGAAGTGGTACGCATTTGATACCGCAAAGGAAGCAGTGAAGTTCGCACTAAAAGCGATGCACGAAGAAGGGTTAACGGTTTCTGGTAAGTCCTTCGAAGAGAAGTTCGAAGAACTGGAATGGATTGGTAAAGGAAGGGTGCATTGTAATGTATGATTATCATCGATTGATTGCCAATGCCAATGACGCATTGGCACGTTCCAACTCGGAATGGGGTCAGAAGTACTGGACTAGTGTGATTGACCAACTCTTGATAAACATGAGTAAACAGGAAACTGTCCACTAAACTCTTATAAATAGAAGTATATTATAAGAGGTGTCCTATGCCAGTAAATGTAACCACTCAGTTGACCGATGCGGAACTGACCACAAATTTAAACTACCTACAACCTACGGGGTTTAAGGTAGTAATCGACCGAACGAAGTATCCCAACATGGAGTACTTTGTTCAGTCTGTCTCACATCCGGGCGCAACACTAGCACCTGTCGAATTACCTGTCCGCAGAATAACATCTGTACCTTTGGCTGGTGATAAGATGACCTTCTCTGAAGTCAACTTCACTATCATCTTAGATGAGAACATGACCTCATATACAGAGATGTTTGATTGGATGTCACGCATCGTGAATGATGGTCAGGTATCATCACTTGATCGCGGCAGTAAAGTGCCAACCTATGCAGATATCACACTACACGTACTATCGAGTCATAACAATACAGTAAAGAAGATTAAGTACAACGACTGTGTGCCAACTTCACTTGGTAATATCGAGTTTACTTCAACCACTGGAGACGTAACCTATTTGACATTTGATTGTTCATTTAGATTCTCACAATTCGCTATAATATAACCCTATATAATAATCTACACTATGGAGAAACACTATGATTGATTTGGAAAGCATCCTTGCAGAATGGAAAGTGGACTGTCAAATTGAGAAACATCAACTGGATGAAACGTCTAGAGTTACACCGATGCTTCATGCCAAATACCTAGAGTACCTATCACTAACCAAACTCCGTCACAAGAAGGCAGAGTTCGATCAGAAAACCTTACTGAAAGACAAGTACCTTTATTACGAAGGTAAGATGTCGCAAGAAGATATCCAGTCTCGTGGATGGGCATATGACCCATACGAGGGACTCAGTGCGACCACCAAGAACTTCAAAGAATATTATTACGACTCCGACAAAGAGATTCAAGACTCTGAGATGAAAATTCAGTATCTTAAAAATATTATAGATACACTTACTGAGATAGTAAATAATCTCAATTGGCGACACCAGACGATTGGAAATATGATCAGATGGAGGTCATTCGAAGCTGGTAGTTAGGTGAGTAACTATGTTTGACGAATTGAAAGAAACTTTTAAAGTAAACAAGGTCTACCAATCTCGGTGGGTATGGTATCATACTATACTTGCCGCAGAGATTTTTCTGACCAACATCCTACTGATCGCTATATTATTTAAATTGTGAGTATACCTAATACTATACGTGTAGGTCTTCGTGACCATGCGATGATGATCATCGATGCGGAAGCACACCAGATTCCTGAACTGAGAGAGTACTTCTCATTCTTTGTGCCTGGCCATAAGTATATGCCCGCATTTAAGTCTCGCAGATGGGACGGTAAAATCAAACTCTTTAACCAAATTACTCGTGAACTGAATGTCGGTCTGTATGCACATCTAAAGAAGTTCTGTGCTGATAGAATGTATCCCATAGAGTTGATCGACAACCCTGAGTACGGTCACCCTGAGAATAAGAACCAAGTACCACACCAAGAGTTAATCAAATTTCAGGGTGAACTTGGTATGCCCTTTCCGTTACGTGACTACCAGTATGATGCGGTGACCCACGGTATCGAACAGAAACGTGCCATACTATTATCCCCTACTGGTAGTGGTAAGTCTTTCATTATCTACAACCTAATGCGATGGTTCATGGATGCCTACGATGGTCAGAAGATTCTGGTTGTCGTTCCCACAACATCTCTGGTTGAACAGATGCACAAAGATTTTGCGGACTACGGATTCGACCCTGAGTTATGTCACAAGATATATGGTGGCAAAGAGAAGGTGACCGACAAACAAATCTTAATCTCCACGTGGCAATCAATCTACAAGTTCCCTGCGGAATGGTTCGAACAGTTTGGTTGTGTCTTTGGTGATGAGGTTCATCTATTCAAGGCGAAGTCCCTGTCCGGTATAATGAACAAGTGTATCAACGCACCATACCGATTTGGTACTACTGGTACGTTAGATGGTACAGAGACAAATAAACTGGTACTCGAAGGTCTGTTTGGGCCCACCAAGACAGTGACCTTGACTCGTGACCTACAGGTACAAGGTACTCTTGCACAGATTAATATCTCTATACTATTACTCCGTTACCACAACGATGTCTGTCACATGATGCAGGGTAAGACCTATCAGGAAGAGATGGACTATATCGTAACCAACGAGAAACGCAACAAGTTAATAACCAACCTTGCGTTAGATCAGAAGGGCAATACTCTGGTGTTGTTTCAATTCGTAGAGAAACATGGTAAGGTTCTCTTTGACATGATGAGAGACAAAGCGGAAGACGGCCGAAAGATATTCTATGTGTCTGGTGAGGTAGATGCCGCAGACCGTGAACAGATTCGTGGTATAGTAGAAGGTCAAAAAGATGCAATTATTGTCGCCTCTCTCGGAACGTTCTCTACAGGTATCAATATTAAGAATCTACACAATATAGTATTCGCATCCCCTAGTAAGAGTCAGGTTAAGGTACTACAGTCGATAGGGCGTGGTCTGAGACAGTCTGAGAACGGTGTGGCTACCAAACTATACGATATAGCAGATGATATGCATATCCAATCACACAAGAACTTTACACTCCGACATAGTGCAGAAAGAATTAAGATATATACTAAAGAACAATTCCCTTATAACATATATCAATTGGATTTAAAATGACAGAATCTACAGTAGAGATGGAAGTAAAACAGTTTAAGTTATCGTCCGGTGAAGAGATTCTTGCGGAGGTAGTACAGTGGCAAGATGATGATGACATTGAAGTCTTAATCAGAAAAGCGATGCGACTTGTTATGATGGAGAATGAAGAAGGGTTTAAATACTATGCATTCCGACCTTGGATGGTGTATCAGGAAAGTAATGATGATTTGATAATCCTTCTAGCTACACATATTGTCGGGATAGGATTCCCTACAGATAGTCTACTAGTACAGTGGGATGAGGCAGTGGCTGATATGAAAGACATGCACACTGCACGTGAACAAGAATATGCTGAGAAACATGGTGACCCTGAGAACGGTCTATCCGCAACTGAAAAGATGGAATCACGTGCGGTAACCGCTAGTGATAAGATTGATGATTATATAGAGAGGATGAATAGTGATTCTGCTTCTAATAATGTTATCCAGTTTAACTCTAAAAAAATACATTAATGGAAAAGATTGATGATGAGTATGTCTTTGTCAAGATGATTGATGACGAAGACATGAACACTAGGATAGTCAATAGAGTTTGTGATATTGGTGATGAGACTAGTCGTATGACTAATGTTAAGGCAGACTGTACGTTAGGTCAATTACATTGGGAGTACCCTGAGTTTACAAAACTAGCAGAGATTATCGAAGAGTTCTGTATAGAGTCTTCCTTAGAGATGAACATGGATAACAAGAACCATAGACATCGGGTGGGTATGCCTCTCTGGAATAACTTATATATACAATCACAGAAAGTAATTTCTATGTGGGGTACAAGATCAATAAGTGAAGAGGTTACTACACCTCACGACCATTGGCCTTGTACATGGGCATTCTGTTATTATATTGATCCACCTGAAGGGTGTTCAAATCTAGTCTTCCCAACACTAGGAAAAGAAATTCAAATTGAGAATGGTAAATTGGTTAT